TTTATCAAAAATTAAAGTTTTGTATAGACGACTATGCACGTTATTGGGGAATTAATGTTATTTATTATGAAGCATTTAATTTTGTAAAATACGAAGGTGAAGGAAAACACTTTAATATCCACGCAGACCATGGTCCAGCATACAATGCAACTGTTTCTGCTGTTATCTATATCAATGACGATTATGAAGGCGGAGAAATACAATTTCCAAGATTAGACGGCTATACTCTCACACCCAAGGTTGGAGATATTAATGAGTTAGGTCATCAGCATGTCCGATGAATACCAAAAAGTATCCTTTAAAACATACCGCCCATGGCTAACAAAAGAAAGTAAATCTGCTCCAACTCCTACTCAAAAAGAAATACCTCAATGGTATAAGGATGCTGATAGGTTTGCTAAAAATCCAGTAACTGGAGAATACTATAAAGCGCCAAGAGAGGTTTGTCCATTTCCAAAGTCTGGAACTACAGATGACTACGGCATGATTCCTACATGGAAGGCTTGTCCAGCAATTATGGATGCTTTTATTACTGGCTATGTATTTAGAACTCCAACTGATATTACATTTACTAAAAATAGTAAAGGATCTTTAGATTTTAAAATAGAAAATCAAATGTATAGAGACTTTTGTACATCTAGACCACCAATGCCACAATTTGAACATCCACAAGGATATTACAAAGATCATTTTGCTTGGATGCCAGATTGGGGTATGAAGTTACCAGAAGGCTATAGCGCATTATTTATGACTCCAATGAATAGGTTTGACCTACCATTTATGAATACTACTGGAGTGGTAGACTCAGATAAAGTTGAGTTATTGGGTAGTTTTCCATTTTTCATTATCGAGGGTTGGGAAGGAACCATTCCAGCAGGAACTCCATACCTACAGATACTTCCATTTAAGAGAGAAAACTGGGAGCATGAACTTGACATTTTAGATTCATCAACAGTGTATGCTAAAATAGTAGATAACGCAAATATTTATCGACAGCCAGATGGCGGGGTATATAAAGATAAAGTTTGGACAAGAAGAGAGTATAAGTAAAAGGAGATATCATGTCAACCTGGACAGAAAAAGAAACGCTAGGGTTTGGAATTACTTGCTATAGAAATGTTATCAAGCCAGAACTAAATATTATAGAAAGATTAGAAAATCTTTTAGGTTCTCCAGCACCATGGGGAGAGTTATCTCCAGAAGGTAAGCCATATCACTGGCTACCAGCATATGTAGGGTATCAACAGTTAATGCCAGACTATCGTGACTGTTATGACTTCAAGTTTAAAAAGACAGATATCGAAAACGATAAAAGCGAAGACTCTCTTTTGCTTCAAAAAATTTGGCAAGACGTTTATGACGCACAGGCTCCAGCAGTAGATGATTATCGTAGAGATTATAACATTATGCCATTAAAGTATTGGGAGGCATTTAACTTTATCAAGTATGGACCAGGACAACACTTTAAAGAGCACCACGATCATGGATTCTCTTATAACTGCACCGTTTCTTTGGTTGCATATATTAATGATGACTATGATGGCGGAGAGTTGTATTTTAGACTGCAGAACTTAAACATAAAGCCAAAGGCTGGAGATCTGTATGTTTTCCCATCAAATTTTATGTATCCACATCAGGCAATGCCAGTACATTCTGGAAACAAATATTCAATTGTAACGATGTTGGATTACAGTAAAAAGTATCATACGCCAGATATGTATGATCCAAAGTGGGCCAATGAATAATGTTTAATATTACAGTTGAAAAGATGCCAGGATGTATTTTTAACATTGAACCAATGTCAATCAAAAGAGACTGGATGGACCTTACATCTGAAAATCATGCATACAGATGTTTTCCAGTAACTCAATCAAATGTTATAGGTTGGTATCTTTCATGCTCAGAAGATATAGTTTTTACATGGGATGGAATAAATGACCAGACCGATCAACATGTAAAAATTACAAGTCCGTCAGGTTCATACTCTGGAAGAGGGCAGTCTTCAATAAGTTTAAATACTTCCTTAGTTTTTAGAACAGATCCAGATGTTAGTATTTGGACAATACATCCAGTTAACTATTTTAATGATGACTTTGAAACTATGTCCAGTGTGATAAGTACTTCATTCTATGACAACCCGCTACCACTTGCCCTTAAAGCAAAAAAGGCTAATGTAGAAACCATTATAAAAGCAGGGACACCTATTGCAACAATTATTCCAATATCTTTAACACATTTAAATAATACATCTATTGAAATTGTAGAATATAAAGATGAGGATCGCTCTAGGACAAATTCAAACATTGCTTATGGAGAAGCAGCACAGGTATTAAATTCTTCTGGCAACTGGACGGATTGGTATAGAAATGCTGTAAATGAAAAGAATGAGTCTGTAGGGTCTCATGAAGTAAAGACACTAAAGTTATATGTAAAAGATAACACTATAGGATGATATAATAATAATATGATACCAGAAGATGCAGTAAAGGTAATAAGAACGCCATCAGATACACCATCTGGGTTTTTTGGCTATGGTCCTGAAAATATAGTTGAGTTAGAAAATTTTATGACTGCAGAAGAGGTTGACTTTTTAGAAAAGGCAGCAAGAAACATAACTATTTGGGATGTAACTCAAAGTCATATAAATGAAAATGGAACAGTGATTTATGATTCAGAATATTGGAAAGACAGAGTTGCAACTGCGCCATCTTTAGATGCAAACGATCCAAAAATTCTTCCAGTACTAATAGGATTATTTAATAGACTTCAGCCAATTATTGAAGATTTTTTTAAGGTAAAGGTACAACCTACAGGACAAACAATTGTTAAGTGGAATCCAGGACAATTTCAAATGCCTCACGCAGACAAAGAGTTGCACTTTGGATCAGATGCTGGATTACCAAATGATTTTCCATATTACGATATTTCAAGTTTGTTTTATATTAATGATGACTATGAGGGTGGAGAGTTATATTTTCCATATCAAAATGTTCAATTTAAACCAAAGCGTGGTTCAGCATACTTTTTCCCAGGAGATATGAACTATGTCCATGGAGTAACAGAAGTTAAAAAATCTTTAAGATATACCTGTCCGTTTTTTTGGGAAATTTTAGAGCATACTGGAGACATAAAGCCAGACCCAAATGTAAAGTATCATAGAATTTTCCCTACAGAAGAAGAAGTAAAGTCCTGGGATCCGAAAAACGGTATAAGGAGAAATCATGAATAATAACTTTGTTGCAAAAGAATTATACCCATACATAATGCTTTATCAAGGTTTATTTGAAGATATAGATAAAAATATAGCAATTATTAGAGAGTCGGAGGCCAAAGATACAAATTTTTGTAAATGGTCAAGTTGGATGAATTTTGGGAGATATGTAGGTCAGACACCAAACTTAATTAATATTCATGAAAAAGGATATGATGTTGTTCAGGAAAAAAATAATCTAGAAGGACTAGAGTCTGACCAATATGATATGTTGTTGGAAATAGCAAAAAATGTATACATGGTAGATAAAGACTATATTGAAAGATATGGCTTAGATGTTGATTTTGGTGCATTCTCTCAAGACAAGAAACACAAACTATGGAAGTGTGGTGGGCCACAACTTTGTTCCTATGACATAGCAAATGAATCAACAGGTACTGCTGGATACGAAGCATATAGCAATGGCCTTGCTATGACATATCACTCTGATTACACAAGAGAGCCAATTAAGAGTCCAGGATATAAATTTGTTTTTAGCACTTTGGTATATCATAATGATGATTATGAGGGTGGAGAAATTTCATTTTATGTAAACAATAAGCAAATGACGTATGCTCCTAAAAAGGGAGATATATTGGTTTTCCCAGCAGGACATCCAGATTATCTCACTGAAGATGGTAAGGTATTTATACATGCAGCAAAGGCTGTTTCTAAAAATAATAAATATATATCTAGATCACATTGGTTAAAATATGAAGAGCCATCAGAAGAATGGAAAATGAAAGAAAAAGAATTTGGAGATTCTTGGACTTCAGTATATGAGGATTTATGTAGTGAATATAGAAAAAATAATCCAAATAAAGTTAAAATAGACAAAGAAGGGGTACAGAAAATTGAACTTAAATAATAAAAATAGAATAACTAAAGATATAGTTATTTATGAAAACTTTATTGATCCTCAAGTTGCTGCTAAACTTGTAAAAGTTTTAGATAAGCATGCAGAGTTGGGAACAATTAGTTGGATGCCAATATCATTTTATGAATCATACTCTTCTGTTCTTCCACAAGATAATGACGAACATGTAGTTGACGAAGGTCTGCCTTCTGATATTTTTACACAAATGAAAAAGGGTATTATAGATGCTGTCGCAAGCGTTCATGATCTTGACCCAAAGATAATTTCACAGATTGGTTATCATACACAAAAGTGGGAGCCAGGTGCATACGCAAGGAAACATTCTGACAATACGGATGAGCATGGAAACTCTGGCGCATTCACTAGAAGCAGATACGCAGCATTTTTATATTTAAATGATGATTTTGAGGGAGGCCTTTTGCAGTTTCCAGATCAAGAAATAAGCATAAAGCCTAAAGTTGGAATGCTTGCTGCTTTTGATGGGGGATTCAACAATATGCATGAAGTGACTCTTATAACTAAGGGTGTTAGATATACAATCGGATCTTTCTGGGATGATCGTGAAGAAGACGCATATCCACAAGAATTAAGAGATGCCTGGGCAGAAGAGATGAGAGAGACTAGAGCCAAGCAGGAAATTGAAAGAGCAGAGTGGCAAAACCTTCTTAAAGATGGATATAAAATAGATGAAGATGGCAATACCTATCTATTTAAAGGAGATGCTGTTTAACATGATGGATTCTTTAAAAGAAAATTTAAAAAACAATAACTTAGAGTTTGAAGAGGTAACTCCAGAATTACTTTGGATCAAAGACTTTTTAACAAAAGAAGAATTAGATTTTATTTGGGGTATCATCAATGGTGCTTCTCAAGAAGATTGGGAAGTAGAGTACATGGGAAACCTAAAAAGATTTTGTTTGGAAAAGTTTGGTAGAGAAGATGTTGATAACTTAGTCGCTGAAGGAAAATTTGAAATTACTCAAAACTGGGTAGATAAAAATTTAAACATTAAGCACCACCCAGAACAAAATGTTTTTTATGGAAGACTAGCAGATATAATTCATCCATCTTTTCCAGGACTTGAACTTAGTGGACTTGCTACTATTCAAAGAATGCAAAAGGGCGTAGAATTAAAATCACATACTGATCAGCACACAGATCCATCGATACACTATGCAACAATAATATATATTAATGATGACTATGTAGATGGAGAATTATTCTTTCCAAATAAAGATATATCATTAAGGCCAAAGCCAGGAGACTTATTATTTTTTCCAGGAAATGAAGAATATGAGCATGGAGTAAAGCATGTAGGGGATGGGCCAATAAGATATGTTATAGTTGGCTTTATAAAAGAGATAGGTCATTACGAAAGAAATAGGTATTGAAAATGAATAGAGAAATACTAGATCCAAAAGTATATTATTATACAGATGCAATAGATAACTTTGATGTGTTTTTAAAAACTTTAAATGAACTAGACACCATGGAGTTTTATGATGACACCAAGGTTAACCTTTGGCAAAAATGGACATCATCTAATGACAAAGATTTTATTTATGGAGAAACAAAGACTTTTGATATCGATGCTATCTCAAAGTCTGGCGGTATAGTTGGAGAAAAAAGCAAATATATTTATGATGCAGTCATGACAACTCTATATAATGTCTGTAAGGATTATGCAGAGGCCATGGGTGACTTTGATGAGCCAAGACTATTCCCAACTTTTAATATTAAAAAATACTATACTGGAATGGCAATGGGTGCACACTTTGATCAGTTAGATGGGGATAAGACTTTGAGATATTCTCTAGTTATGTATCTCAATGATGATTGTGAAGGTGGAGAAATATCATTTCAGTTAAAAAATTATGATGGTGGATGGAACAGCAAAGACGGATGGGTTCACGGTGCTCCACCAGTTAACTTAGATTATGATGATGCTGTTGCAAATAATGCAATAGATTTTGGCATAAAGCCAAAAGCAAATAGCGTTATTATTTTTCCAGCAGAAGCACCATATTTTCATACAGCGCATACAGTAAAGTCTGGTGTTAAGTATATGGTTCCAGGCCACTGGATTCACAACAATATGCAACTTAACCAACAGCAAGGTATGTAGTGAAAACAGCAATAGTTACAGGCGCAAGTAAGGGTGTTGGATATGCAACTGTAAAACTACTTTCAGAAAATGGATATAAGGTTATTGCTGTATCAAGAGACTTGACTAAGGTATCTGAACTTATTTCTGATAATATTGAAACGTATAAGTTAGACATAACAAGCGAATCAGAAATTAAAGAATTTTTTAATAAATACAAAGACATTAAATTAGATCTTTTAGTAAATAATGCTGGAGGCGGTTCTGGACCAACCTTTATAATTAATGAAAGTATGGATAATTTTAGAAAGGCATACGACATAAATGTTTCTGGACCAATGTATCTTTCTCAATTGTTTGTTCCATGTTTAAAAAGGTCAGATGCTGCAACAATTATTTTTATAACTTCTCTTTGTGGTAAGATACCATTTAGAGGTGGCGGTAACTATAGTAATGCTAAAAGAGGAGAAATGGCATTAATAGATACTATGAGGATGGAGTTTCCAGAGTATGGAATTAAGATAACAGAAATTTGTCCAGGTACAATAGATACCCAAATAGAAAAGAAAGATAATGCATTGACAGCAAGTGATCTAGCCGAATCAATAAGGTGGGTTGCCTCATTACCAAAACACGTAAATATTAATCATATAGAGATTAGCCATATTGCTAATAGTAAGTATATGTAGGTGCATAATGGAAATAAATAAACTATATGATGATGTATATGAGATTAAAAATTTCTTAAGTAAAGAAGAACTTGATGCTGTCAATTTTATTATTCAAAATACTCCAGAAGAAGCCTGGTTTGATGAAGAGGCAAAAAAGAGAAATGAGATACCAGATTTTTGGTATGGAAAGCATTTACGTTTTAATGTAGATAATATTTTTACTGATATAAATAATAAAATGAAAAACCTTTTTGACTCTTATTCTTATTATCCAGAAAAGTTAGGTTTAAACAGATATAAAACTGGAGACTTTATGACGCATCACGCCGATCAATGGATACCAGATCTTCCATATTACATAGGATATGGCTTTTGTCTTTATTATAACGACAACTATGATGGAGGAGAACTAGACTATCCAGATTTAAATATGACAATTAAACCAAAGGCAAATACTCTATATATTCACGGTGGTCATATAGTACACGGATCTTTTCCAGTTTTAGGTGATAGAATAAGATACTTCTCAACTGTATTTATACAGGGAACAGAAGAATTTCCAACCATACTCAATAAGGAGTTATTTAAATGAAACATGAAACAACACAGCAAGAGCAATTTGTTATAGATATTCTAAAAGGTAAAAAGAATGGTCATTATGTTGAGTTAGGCGCAGCACACTATAGTAATGGTAATAATACATTTTTACTAGAGCAGGAATATGACTGGAATGGGGTTTCATTTGAAATTATAGATTCAATGCGAGAAGAGTTTAATAAAAATAGAAAAAATCCTTGTATGGGGGATGCTTTATCATTTGACTATATGAAATATTTTAAAGAAAATAATTTTCCAAAGCAAATAGATTATTTACAACTAGACATAGATGCTGGATATGATCTGGCGGGTAGACCAGTTGGAAATAGCCACTGGACACTTCATGGGCTTCTTGCAGTACCTTTAAATACATATAGGTTTACATTAATTACATTTGAACACGACGCCAATATGTATTGGAGAAACATTGCAATTAGAGATGCACAAAGAGAAATTTTAGATTCATTTGGATATGCCTTAATTCACAGATCGTATCATGAAGACTGGTGGGTAGATCCAAAAGTTATGGGGCATGGAGAATTTAGAAATTACCTTCATTGGGAAAATTTATAAACTCTAAGTCTTTACAGTATCTATAGAGTTTTGCTTTTTAGAAAACTCTGCTATAATTAACACATAATCGTTTTTAATAAGGAGAAACACGTGTCAGATTTTTTTAGTTTTCGTTTATCAGAAGATTTCATAAATGAGTATAAAACAAAGGAACCCCCATTTGGATTTACAGATGCAGGCGGTAATTCATTAGGAGAGATTACATTTATTCGTACCTACTCCCGTATGAAGGAAGATGGTACCAAGGAAAGATGGCATGAGGTTTGTCGTAGAGTAATCGAGGGTATGTATTCAGCACAGAAGAATCATGCAAAAGAAAACAGGCTACCTTGGAATGACTATAAGGCTCAGTCGTCTGCAAAAGAAGCATACCAGCGTTTATTTGAACTTAAGTGGACACCTCCAGGAAGAGGGCTATGGTCTTTTGGAACAGCCTTAACAATGGAGAAGAAGAACTCTGCAGCACTTCAAAACTGCGCTATGGTATCTACTAAAGACATTGATCGCAACGACCCAGGACAGTTGTTTGGCTGGGTAATGGATGCCCTTATGATGGGTGTAGGTGTAGGTTTTGATACTTTAGGCGGGGAGAAGAAACTTCCTATTTATGCACCAACAGAACCAGAACAGGTATATGAAATACCAGATACTCGTGAGGGTTGGGTAGAGTCTGTTAGATTATTGATTAATTCATTTTTAAAGCCTAACATGTATATCCAAGAGTTTAACTATGACCTAATTAGGCCTCTAGGAGCGCCTATCAAGGGTTTTGGCGGTACAGCAAGTGGACCTGCACCACTTATACAGTTGCACAAGCAGATCAGGTCTGTAATCGGCGGTAGAGCGGGAGAAATCCTTGACTCAAGAGCAATAGTAGACATCGTTAATCTTATTGGTACCTGTGTGGTATCAGGAAATGTTAGACGATCTGCCACATTGGCTTTGGGTGGATCAGAAGATAAAGATTTTATGAATTTAAAGAATGCTGAGGTTTTTCCAGATCGTAACTCATTTGATCCAGAAAACCCAGGTTGGGCATGGATGTCTAACAACTCTATTTCTGCGACGGTAGGTACAAAGTACGAAGACTACGTAGACCTAATCGTTGATAACGGAGAGCCAGGATTTATTTGGCTTGACGTTGCTAGAAACTATGGCAGACTTAAGGATGCACCAGATGGTAAAGATTACCGTGTAATGGGATTCAATCCTTGTGCAGAGCAGCCATTGGAATCATACGAACTATGCACCTTGGTCGAGGTACATTTAAATCGTCATGAATCCAAGGAAGACTTTCTACGCACCCTTAAGTTTGCCTACCTCTATGGCAAGACAGTAACGCTGATACCAACACACTGGCAACAGACAAACGGTATCATGCAGCGTAATCGTCGTATTGGTACATCACTTACAGGCATAGCATCATTCTCAGACAAATTTGGCTTACCTGTTGTGCGTGAATGGATGGACGAAGGCTATAACACTATTCGTAAATATGATCATTCTTATTCTGAATGGCTATGCGTTCGTGAGTCCATTAGAGTCACAACTGTTAAGCCATCAGGGTCTGTATCAATTCTTTCTGGCGCAACTCCAGGAGTACACTGGGCACCAGGCGGAGACTATTTCTTGAGAGCAATTCGTTTTGGGAATACCGACCCAATGATTCACTTGTTCAAGGCTGCTGGATATAAGATGGAGGCTGACCTTGTATCTGCGAATACAACTGTCGTTTATTTCCCAGTTCACTCTGGACATCCAAGATCTGAAAAGGATGTTACATTATTTGAGAAGATTGCGCTTGCTGCTACTGCTCAGAAATACTGGTCAGACAATGGCGTTTCCGTAACGCTTTCATTTGACAAAGAAACTGAATCAAAGCATGTAGCGCCTGCCTTACATATGTACGAAGGACAACTAAAGGCTGTTTCATTCTTGCCTATGGGAAATCACACATATCCGCAGCAGCCATATACCCAAATAACTAAAGAAGAATATGACAGTTATATTGGAGAGATCAAAAAGATTGATTGGTCTGCTATTTATGACGGAGTAGAAAATCTGGAGGCACAGGGCGAAATGTACTGTACTACAGATGCTTGCGAAATAAAAATCTCGTAGTATGATAAAATAGACTCATAATGTCTATCGAATCTAACCTCTATGCAGAAAAAGCCTTCGCAGAACATCCAATTGCCCTTTGGTCTTTAGATGATAGCGCTGACTATTTATCACTAATATCTGACGCTGATAGAAACATTTATAGTTGGGCTACAGAAGGATGCTCCGTTCAAGAAGCGTTGGGTGTAATTGGAGAACCATTTACAAACTCTAGTGTAACTAAAATATCTGGAAACGTAATATCATCTGATAGTGGTTCGTTCTCATGTGTTAGTTCAAGCATTTTAGACTTCTCTGATATAAATAAAGACTTAGGAACTTTTTGTATAGGTGTTTATGTATACTCAAATAGTGCGTACATAACTGGTTATGAAATCGGTTATGAGTATTATGATGTACCGCTAGGTGACTGGGTAAAAAAGACAAAAATATTTAATACAACAATAATGGAAAAGTGGATGTTTCTTTCTAATTCCTTTGCTGTACCAAATATTAGCGGTGAAATGAGATTAGTATTTAAAGCAAACTTCCTTGGAGGATATTCTGATTCTGAAGAAAACACAGTCTTAGTAAATGGCTTAACGCTTGGACAATGGTCAGAAGAGTTTGCATCAACATCTTTAGGAATTACTCCAGTACAAATACCGACTGGAATATTTAATGAAACTGAGTATGGATATCCAGCAAGATCATATGGCTTAGAGGAAAACACTGGGTACTACCTGATTAAACAAAACTCCCTTGTTGCTAAGAATGTTGGAGCACCAATGGTTTACGGTACAGCAAACTGCACAGTCATAACTCCAAACGACGGTAAGCCATCTTTAATTCTTCCATCGGAAGGATTTTTAAATGATAATGGAAAGTATAGAACATATACAGTTGAAATGTGGCTAAGAATAAATTGTAATGCTACAGAGCCTAAAAAAATATTTGGAAGTTTAGTAAACGACAGTGGCTTGTATGTAGACGGTCCATTTTTAGTTTTAAAGATAGGAAACAAGTCTGCGTCACATTACATTGGAGAATGGACAAGACCAATGCTTGTTCATATTTTGTATTTAGACAACTCTTCAAAACTTTACATAAATGGAGAAGAAGTATTATCTTTATCGTATAAGACTGCTGATTTAGAGTTTAACTCTACAAAAGAATGGCTTGGTTTCTGGTCATATGAAGACGTATCTCCAATAGAGGTAGACTGTGTAGGAATATATCCATATAAAGTTTCTAACATTGTAGCAAAAAGAAGACTTGTTTTTGGCCAGGGAGTTCAAGCACCAGATAATATAAATACCGCATATAGTGGACAGTCTTTGCTTATTGACTATGCATTTGCTGATTATTCAAATAATTATTCTTATCCAGATATCGGCAATTGGAACCAGGGAATAAATGATAATTTAAATTCTGAAAACAATATGCTTTCTACTCCAGATTATAGTCTTCCAGAATTCTTAATTAATTATCAAGGAGTAAACAGTAGTTCATATTACAACAACTGG